CAACTTGATGATAAACTTGTTCAACTGATTAGTCTCAAGGCTGCAATTCAAGTTGCAACTGCACCAATTGCAGTTAAGCTGATCAGAATGGCTGAACTCAAAGGACAGCTAGGCTTTTTCGAATGCCTCGACACAAAAGAAGGTAAGTTTAGTAAATCTCGATTCACGCGCGATGCACCTGAAGAATATGATGTGTTTGAAGCTTTTGTTACCCAAGATGATGTTGACGCAAGATTGCAAGTGATCAAAGAAGAGATCAATGATCTTCAAGACGAGGTCGATGATTTCAACGCAACAACATCAATTTAGTTTATGAGGGGATAGAATCGGGCGGGTATGAAAAGCAAGTAGCACTTATCATACTCTCTTCGGAGACTTGATGAACTGGTCCAATCGGACTTCGTATATATACAGATATCGACATCTAAAATACAAAATTTAGCTTCTGTAAACTGTAAAACGAAAATCGTAAAACAAAAAACTTAGCAGCGAAACTTTTCGTTGAACTTCGGTTCTTGAACCTCACCTTTTATATGGAAGAATTAACAATACCATTTCAATCAGGCCAGTATAGGGTAACTGCAATCAAAAAGAAAACAACAGCTTATGGTTTTTGTGATATTAAAGAAGGTGATTGTATCTACTTTACATGTGAATTCAAACGTACTGTTGGAAGCAGAGGTATACACGCATTATATGTTTATGTTTTCAGCTTGTCTGGAAAAGGTATCACGGTTGTATCACAAAACGAATTGTTTCAAAGGCTCGAATGTTTTGAAATTGAACCAATAACATAATGAACGATTTTAAATTCAAAATGGAATGGAGGATGTATAATCTTCCGAAATTCGTATATGATGTTTACGACTTCTTCGTTGATGATGTGTGGGGATTCATTCTACCCCGATATCGAATGAACTGGCTTGATTACATTAAGCAGTTCTTCAAGTCACCACAACGTTGGGTACGAACATACATTCCGAAATATGAATGGCATGATAAAGATTATCTTATCGAGGAATTTTTATTCGGTTGTGTTATTCATTTCGTAGAAGGTGAAGAATGTTTTGAACGGGTCGCATATGATGATTGTGATGATCATAAGAAGTTTGCAAAAGAACTTACAGATTGTTATGATTTTGTGAAGGTTCGCCGACCGAAATTACAGAAACAAATAGATGATGCACTCACAGCTGCAACGAATAAAGCTGGACCACTTGAATGGGAAGATGAACCATGTAAAATTGACGATCAACTATCATTAAAGAAATTGAAACCATCTAAGTTTTCATATGAAGAATGCTATAGTCACCATGATAAGCTTGAAGAAAAGCTAAACAAACAAGAAGAATTTTACATGAGCTGGATTATCAGAAATCGTAAGCAAATGTGGACATAATATAAAAATATATTATAATAGAGTTATGGAAAATATGAAGCCAATTACAGATGAACGATTTATACGAATCTGGGAAGAGTGTCGTAAGGAGTGTTATAAAAAAGGAGATCTTTTTATTGATGATTGGACCGCTATGTGCTATGGCATAGATGAGTATAGCGAAGAAAACGGCATGGATAAGGTTGAAGATGGTGACATGTTTACCACGGAAGCTCACAAGGCATTTATAGCAGGTGCTCAATGGGCATTCAAATACCTTAAAGTCGATACAGTAAAAGACGAAACAGAATCTGAGAAAGAACAATATCCCCCTGATAAGTACAATTTCGGGTTTGAAAGTAAAGAAGCTGCTGAAGAAGCAGGAAGAAAATCATTCAGAACACTTATCGATGTTTTAAAAGAAAATAGAACTGAAAGTCTGTGATAGTTATTTCGATAGAATATGATGCAAAGTTTAGAAAACTTCTAAAGGAATACGGAATTAAGAAGCATCGTTTAGAAAATTGTCTATCATTTCTTGCTAATCATCATAAGAGAACAACTAAAATTTGGTTTTGTACGTTGAGTATTTCTGTCGTACCAGGACCAGTTTCTGGGTATATATGGGGTACAAACGAGATTCAGATTGGGGACGAATTTTATGGTGCTCGAGTGTTCCGTACAAAGCGACAGTTCGTTATACAGACTATTGTACATGAATTTAAACACTGGATACAATGCAACATTGATAGAGCACCTGTAAGAGATGTAGTCGATTACGTTCCGGACTCTAATGATGATATTGATCATGATAAATATGCAAATAACAAATATGAACATGAATGTAAAGAATGGGAAAAAATTGCATCAAGATTAGATGACTTTTTCTAATAAGTAATGATATGATCGAAAAGAGCGATAACGAATTAATCATGGAAAATTATCCTGGTGCATACAATCAAACAAGACAAAATAGTCAATATGCACCTCATAGTCAAGGACCATCCAGTGCTTTTCCTGGTCTCCAAGGTAAAGGTAAAGTGGAAGGATCACCATACAGTGCAAGTACAGGTGTAGAGCAGGAATCAGAAATTTCCGACAGTAGTGAAATTCTTGTACCAGGGTACGGTTCAATGAGATTAGAACAGTTGGAAAATTTGATGCGAAGATGTGTTGAAGATATTAAGCGTATGCTTGATAATGGTGTTTATGCAGTTGATGATAAGCTGTCTTTATTAAAACACTTTAAAAATACATATGATGCATACATGGATTAAGTGTATCTTTACTCCATAATTTAGAGTATGCATTTATTTAAAACTGAAAAACCGCATGATAAGTTTTCTTTACCATGGGAATATGTAGATCATTACATCACTGATTTACATAATCAACTTAAAGTTGACGAGATTGAAACTGACTGTGTTATCGGAATAGGTAGAGGCGGCTTAATTCCTGCCACTATGTTAGCATACAAGTTCGGTTGTAATGAACTCGTTAATTTCTCAGTTAGCTTGAGAGATGGTGCTGGGTGTATTAAACAGACACCGCAATTAGACATGTTTAAAAATGTTATTGTTGTGGATGATATTAATGATTCCGGAGAAACATTCAGAAAAGTTTCTGTATTTTTATCCACATTTTACCCTCAAATAAATGTAACATATTGCTCATTGTTAAGACGTGATGATACAACATTTGATATTAAAACATATCACTGCGGAAATGCAGGCACTAGTTGGATTCACTTCCCGTGGGAAGTTGATTAAATAATTGTGTGAAGTCCCGTCCATTCTATTTTGAAATTTCAGATATTATCACGCAGTTTTGTGCTGCGTTCGATGATATAGTTATTGGTCGCTATAACAAAAATCGTTCTGAACAAGATCGAATCAGTGTAAGATACGTGTATGCACCGAAAGAACGTGTGATGCACGACATTGTTAATGAGAATAAAACACTTACATTACCGGTTGTGAGTGTTAATATGACTGGGTTAAAACGTGATAGCGTCAGACAACGTAATAAGATCGACGGCGGGTACTTTAGTGATTTAACTGAAGCAGCAAGTCATTCACATATTAAAGCCCCTGTACCGGTAAATATTGAGATATCGATGGCAATTATGTCGCGTTATGATACTGATATGGATCAGATTATATCGAATTTCATACCTTTTTGTGACCCGTATGTTATTATAAGTTGGCCGGTGCCAATACAATTTAAACTTCCAAACATACAGGAAATTCGAACAACGGTGTTGTGGAGCGGTGATATATCAACGACGCATGAACTAAATAGAGATTCATCAAAAAAGGATAGAGTTGTTTCTGAAACGAACTTCACTCTTAAAGGATGGTTGTTTAAAGATACAGCTGATCCAGTAGGTGAAATTCATAATATAAGACAAAACTTTTACGATGTTAATCTAATTACATCAGCTGATCTTGATACTGGTGATATTAGTCGTCGTGTATTGAGCGGTGCACCTGAAATAACAAGCATATACTACGGTCAACGACAGCTTTTCACTAGATTACCATTAGCATACGGTACAACAGGTAATATAACTCTTGAAGGGTATGGTTTCAATCATGTTGAAACTGTATTATTATCATCGAATAACCCGGATGTGTACTCTAGTGTTAAAACGGTATCAGGATTCACATCTCAACAAGCACCGGTTTCAGGTCAAGAGATTATACCGACAGTTTTAAATGATAATATTTTGATGTTTGACTTGCCATCATTAAGTGCAGCATCGTCATTTGATGTGGTGTTTGTTACAATTAATGATGCTGGATACACAGATAGTAGTTACACGCTAAATACACAATCTTTCAGTGCTGGTGATACGAATATTATGATGTTAGACAGTGGTATCGGTATTGTGACTTATCTCGATCAGGTTATAACTGACCTCTCTGGTAACTATATATCATACGATCTATAACATAGTATTGATTAAAACAGTGGTTACAATTAAATAATTACAATGGCTCAAGACGATAAAAAAGGATTCTTTAAATCTGACCTATTCAAGAATTTAACAAACAAACTACCATATCAACCGGTAGACTTTGATAATGTGTTCGGCAACCTGAATCCAAAATACCCAGCTTTCCAGCAATTGGGCATGGATCGCAATGAAGCACTAGCTAAGAATAGTATATTTTATAACAACGGGTATAATGAACAAGGAGCAGCAGCTATTTCAAGAGATGGTGATTATGCGCAGCTTGTTTATTCTAATATCGATGAGAATAAAGGTGGTAGATTATCTGAGTATAGAGTTATGGCTGCCTTTGCTGAAGTTGCAACAGCACTAGATGAAATTTGCGATGAGTGTGTTAACCTTGATGATGAAGGTCGTGTAGCTTATCTTAAAATTAAAAATACTGAAATCGATTCAGAATATGAAACTTTACTTAAAGAAGAATTTCAAAAATATGTAGATCATTTCGAGTTAGAGAAGAAAGGGTTCGAGTATTTCAGACAGTTGTTAATTGAAGGGGAAGTTTATTTTGAACACATCATTCATAACAATCATATAGATGAAGGTATTTTAGGTGCTGTAACATTACCATGTGAGTTGATTGATCCTATTTTTGATAATATTCAAAACATGATGATCAAAGGGTATATTTTACGTAAACCAATCTTTGATCCACAGAAGCCTGAAAAGGTTGTCGGATACGATTTGATTCCGATGGAAGAAAATCAAATTACATATGTACACTCTGGTGTTTGGAATCACGATAAGACGTTTAGAATGCCGCATATTGAAAACGGTAGACGTGCATATAGACAGCTGTCTCTTATTGAAGATTCTATTGTAATCTATCGTCTAGTTCGTGCACCAGAACGTCTAGTATTCAATGTTGATACCGGTAACCTTCCGCCACCAAAAGCAGAAGCTTATCTCCGTAAATTAATTCAGCAGTATTGGAGCAAAAAGACGTTTGACACGAATCAAGAAGGTCAAGTACAAAAATTCAATCCTCAAAGTATGCTAGATAGTTTCTGGTTCGCAAAGCGTACTGGTAGTGAAGGTACATCCGTTACACAACTTGAAGGTGGTCAAAACCTCGGTGAGCTTACAGACTTGCTTTACTTCGTCGAAAAGCTTTACAAAGCACTTAAAGTGCCAGGTACTCGTATAAACCCAGAACAAGGTTTTTCTGATGGTAATGAAATCTTAAGACAAGAACTTAGATTTGCTAATTTTATTATCAGATTACAGCAGCAGTTTGCTAACGGTCTTAAAAACGGATTTATTGCTCATCTTAAGCTTAAAAAGCTAGATAAGAAATTTGATATCAAAGCGCATAACATTGATATTACAATGAATGTACCGACTAACTTTTACGAAATGCGTGAAAGTCAGAAATTGTCTCTACGAATGGACAACTTTAATGCTATTGCTGGTAATGAAAGTATATCACCAACATTTGCACAAAAGCTTTATCTTGGTTGGGATGATGACCGTATTAAAGCTAATAGACATGCACGTCGTAAAGATGCTGAAACTGATTGGGAAATTGCACAAATTACTGCAGGTGGTCCTGACTGGAGAGAAAATATGGAGCAAGGTGTTGAAGGAGCAGAAGGTGATCTCGGCGGAGCGGACCTCGGCGGAGGAGGTGGCGGAATCCCTGACTTCGGAGGAGCTCCAGCTGATGCAGGGGGTACTGAAGATATACCAGTAGAGCCGGAGACACCGGTTGGTGAACCGGTGCCAGAAGAGCCAGTAGCTTAAAGGTTTAATCAGACCATACAAGAAGAAGACGACCACTTGCGTCAAGTACTTGAATCAAAGTCCCTGAAGCTGCAGTTACCGTGGTGTTCATGAAATCTTCTAGATAACCCGTTGTCATGCTTCCACCTGATGCAGGTGGTACTAGTGTTGTATGTAATGGCATAATATTATTTATCCTCGTTATTTTTACTTGCGAGCTTTTTAGCTGCTTTAACATCTCCGATTGTTAACATAAGGTCACCTTCAGTTGGTGAAAAAATATAAAGATATTCATCAGCTTCATTACTTGTATTTTTTTGTGTGTTTTCAACCCATTCAACGATCGGAAGATTGAAAAAACGTTTTATTTTTCTTAACATGCTCATATAATTATTTATTCATCCAGTAGCCAATCTTCATTATCATTCAACAGACGATATATTGGCTGAAAAACTATTAAACCAAATCGTTGTGTGTTGGATTGCCATCCTTTCACTGTTTGGTTACTATCCGGCCATTCATCAAGCAGTTTATCATAAAATGCAGCACCATCTTTAATAGACATTGTTACATAATACATTTTTTGTGATTTATCACTGTTATATGTAACATAACGAGCTGGTATCTTATTATGAATGTCATGGAATGCTGATGCAGCTAATGCACCATCCGTTGTTTTATCACCTATAATCCAACTAAGCCAATTTGGGTATGATGGGCCGTCCCAAATATAACCACGTTTTAAAACATAAAAAACACCATCACCAGCTTTATATCTGAGATCTTTTGTTAAACGATATCCTAATTTACGTCTCCAACCAAAGATCGTTTTCTTCTTGATATTTACTCGTTCATAATGAATTTCTGACGATATCCAGGGCATACATTATTTATGTTTAATCTGAATATGGTGAGTAACCATGAACGCGTCTATACTCTGCTGCATTTGCTTTGATTCTGCTCACAACTAAACGTGCTTGTGTAATTGTATTTTCATCTAGTATATCACCATTTTGTGTTGCAAATGATACATATGTGTGTACAACATGACCACCAGGTTCTTCTCTTTGACCGATCATTGCCCATAGTGCACTACCGACATTTTCATTCATATAAATTGATTTTATTAGTGAATTCGGTAAGTTATCAGTGTATAAAACAGCGTACTCATTGATCATAATTTCACGCAATCTATTAACATAATCAGCATCTAAATCGACATGAACATAATTAAATACTTTTTGATTGCTTTCTCTTATCTGAAATGTAGCAGTTGACCACTTTGGATCAACTGAACCATTCCATGCTTTCATTAAAAGAAACCGGCTTATATTTGTGCTATCAATCAAGTCAGCTATCATCAATTCTGTCTCGTCCCAATCAGCTAAATATTCACCAAAAGATAGATTTTTTTGTACCTTACCCATTTCGAGCGCTGCAACTTCAATTTCAGCTCGTTGGTGTGAAAGTTGCGCTTGATAATTATAGTAAGCAGCTAACCAGCCTCCGCTCGCTGTTATAACTGCTAATACTAATGATAGTACTACCTTAAAAGGTGTAGAAGAATTTCTTAGTTGTTCCATTGTCAATACTTATAAAAACAAGTAATGTGTTTAGTATATTTTTTAGACCTATATAACAATATTTTTGTTTGATTAAATATTTTAATGGCATGTGAAATACAACCGGTATCAGCTTTTCAGTCAACCAATTTAAACAACAAAATCGAATCATATAACGATCTGGCTGAACGCATACTTAGATCATTAGGCTACCCGTTCATAAACATTGAAATTCATCGGGATTCTCTATACGAAAATATTAGTATTGCTGTCGAATGGTTCACAAAGTATGCTGGATACACACAAGAATATCTGGTATTTGATAGTGATTTATATGAAAAGAATAAAGGTGTGAGATTAGACCATCTTTTCACTCTTCAAAATAGCGATACATTTACAGAACAAGTTCAATTTAAAACAGAGAGTAAAGATTTTTCTACATATGCTGATGAACCTGATACGATATCATTAGATACAACGTATGTATGTACAAGTGCAATACCTGGTTCTTATTTTACAAGTGTCTCATCATTATCATCACCACTTTCAGATGGTGTATTTGAGTATCAGCTTTTACTGACCGAAATTTACAACACAGTTGTTGAATCTAATTCAGCATTAGCTCAATACTTTGTAGCTCAAACACCAAAAGGGTTTACTATTAAAGGTACAAAGGAAGGTAACCGAAACAGATTCATGAATTCATTTGATTACGACTTGATGGATTATAGAAAGGTAATCGATGTAATTAACTTTGAAGAAGGTTCATCAAATGGTATTAACACTCTCTTTACTATTGAACAAACATTAGCACAGCAAACATACTTCAGTTATTCAATGGGTAATTACGGTTTCGACTTAGTAAGTTGGTATACAATGAAAGAGTGGATGGAAACTCGTGAGAAAATGCTTGCAATTAATCGTAGCTATACGTTCGATCCAAGAACACAATTGCTTAGAATGTATCCGCAACCACGAAACAGTGGTACATCTGCAAGTAGATTCTACGGAGTTATAAGCTGTTATGTTGAAAGACCTATCAGAGATGTTATAAAAGAGCAATGGGTGTATAACTATGCACTTGCTTTAACGAAGATGACTGTAGCAAGCGTACGAGGCAAGTATGGTAACATCACATTGTTTGGTGGTGGAACGTTAAACTCTACCGATCTAATGACACAAGGTCTTGACGAGAAGAAAGCGCTAGAACAGAATATCCAAGAAGGCGGGTATGGGGACGCAGCTCCACCTGTCTTTTTTGTGGGAGCTTGGGCAGCAGCATTAATACCAATATATAATATTATACACAATATTTATACAAGCGGTGCATTGAACACTATGTTAGGTTGATGCTTCACGACGTTGTTTTTTGTAGTTGTTTAAATAAATAACTATAATGAATAGACAAACAGAAAGTGATATAATAGACGCATATAAGATTCGAAAATGTGCATTAAGTGTGGCTAATGATTTTAGTATAGCTGAGGCAACAGTTTTGAAAATCATGCATAACCACGGTATTCCTGTTTATGGTAATAAAAAACGCGATCATTTAATTGAGGAAGCTATTCAGTATTATCAAGACTACCCTATTCTGTCAGCAACTTTAAATAAATATGGATTTTCAAAATCATATTTCATGAAGTTATTAGATGAGCGTGGTATCCCAGTCCAAAATCTGAATAGAAGCATTATTAAAAATGAAAAATACTATAAATTGTATACCGAATATGAAGCTGCGTTATCGATTTATAATCAACGATCTGTAATAGCTGATGTTGCAAAAGTTTACGATATACCAACATCTGGTGTAAGATCAGTTTTAAAATTACACGGAATCATATTACAGAAAAAACGGAAACAATCGTTAGTAAAAAGTAAAGCAAAAAAGGATATCATTATATGTGATTACAATAATGGTTTATCTATTGGTGAACTTAAAGTAAAATATGATGTAAGTGTGTACTATATAAGAAAAACACTCACCGATAATGGTGTTACGATTCGTAGTAAGAGACTTTCAATACAGATGAGAAATAAAGATGAGACAAATCTCCGTAATAAGTTGAACCGCAGTTATAGATCGAAAAAATACACTCTACCGAGCGGTAAGATCATATTTGTTCAAGGATATGAAGATCATTTTTTAGATTTCATTTTTTATAATAACATTTTAAATGAAACTGAAATAGAGTATGATGCTCCGAGAATACAGTATATTGCAGATAATAAAGAAAGATTTTATTATCCTGATTTTTTCATCCCGAAATTTAATTTACAGGTTGAAATAAAATCGTTATACACTTTCAAGCGCACTCGAGCAGAAAAATTCGATGCTGCAAAAAAATCACAATATGACTACATCGTTATAATAGATAAAGATTACACAGACTTCATTAACAAAATTTCGAACTAACCTTCGCTATATATTTTATCGTATGCTGTATTTGTTGCATCGATAAGATCTTGGATAGATTTGCTATTACGAAGCTGTTTAAATGCGAGATTTTCTACGCTAAACTCACCACCTGTAGCAAGACCACTCTTTCTCATCTTTTGAATACGATCTTTTATACGTTTACCATATTCATAGTATTCTTCATTTATAGGATCACCAAGAGGTGCGCTTTCAACTTTACTAACGAGTTGATCAATAAGTTTCTCATACTCACGAGCTTTTTTACTTACATCTCGTTCATCAACATGAGGAGGGTCATATGTTGGTTTAACTAACCATTTATCATTTAACAATGAGTAAAGACCTGAAGCAATATGCGGCTCGCTGTTGTCCTGTAAATAAACTTCAACTTCATACCCTTGAATCATTATGTTATGTCTACTATTCCATATAAAACGCTTACCATCTAATGCTTGTTTAACCAGACCTTCATCATCATTTATATCTTTAAAATCAAGAAGTATATGTAAATCGAAATCAGAATATTGTGTATAATTAAAATTTGATAATGAACCGGTCAATTGTATGTCGGTAAATTTTGCATCTAGCTCCAGAGAATCATAAAAATCTTTTGCTATTACAATAAGCTTTTCTCTAATGTTTGGTTTAATTGTGAACCCGTCCCATACCTTCGGGTTCAATTCTTCACTGTATTGAAAATAGTTCTCATAAAATTTACTAAACGACTGCATCTAAGTATTTATCTAAATAACATTAAAGATGAACTATAAACATAAGAAAAAGTATAAACAAGGTCCGTACATACCAAAAAATGGTAAAAAATATAATGGGGAAAATACACCGTTTTATAGATCAAGTTTTGAGTTAAAATTTTTCAGATGGTGTGATCATAACCCATTTGTTAAACAATGGAATAACGAGTGCTTTATTATACCGTATATAAGTCCTTTAGACAACAAAATGCACAAGTACTATGTTGATGGGTATATTCTATTTGAAGATAAGCAAGGGAAACTCGTCAAATTTTTAGTTGAAATCAAACCAAGTAGCCAGACCAAACCACCAACACCAAGTAAACGTAAAAAGAAAAGCACTATTATATATGAACAGTCTGAATGGTTGAGAAACCAAGCTAAATGGAAGTATGCTGATGAATGGTGTAAGAGAAATGGGTTTAAATTTGTAGTTCTTACAGAAAAAGAGTTAAATATTTGAAAGGGAACGATAAATAATTGTAATGAGTCATCATCTTATAGTAGAAAAATCCGCTCCTGAACAAGAATTCGAGTATATCGTTGAAGATAAAAACGGTAAAGACGAAAGAAACTTTTTCATCAAAGGTCCATACATGATGGCTGAAGGTGTTAATAAGAATAACAGAATCTATACACTTAACGAGATGGTAACTGAAATTGCTCGTTATAATAAGGAGATGGTTATGACTGGTCGCGCTTGTGGGGAACTGAACCACCCAACATCAGCAGAAGTTGATCTTGAAAGAGCATGTCACGTTGTAACAGAGCTTACACAAGAAGGTAATGTTTTCATTGGTAAGAGTAAAGTTCTCTCAACACCAAAAGGTCTCGTTGTTAGATCGCTTATTAATGATGGTGTTCGTGTTGGTATGAGTTCAAGAGCACTTGGGCAACTTATTCCAGAATCTGGTCAAGAAGGTATCAACCGTGTAAAGGATTTTAAACTTGTAGCAATCGATTGTGTAGCTGATCCATCCTTTTCAAATGCATTCGTTAATGGTATTCTTGAATCAAAGCAATACGTTCTAAACAAATATGGTCAATTTGAAGAAGCATATGATAAATTTGAGAATGGTTTAATTACACTACCGAAAAAGCACACAAAAGAGTATTTAACAGAAAATATTATTCAGTTTTTGAAAACACTTTAATATTTTTATCAGAAAAAACAATAACATACTATAAATAATTAAAAATGGCAACGACACAACAAAAGCAGATTATTGAGTTCATTAAAAACGTGAACGAGAAAAACTATCAAGCTGCAAGCAAAAATTTAAAAACGGTTGTTGATAGGAAAATAGCTCGTCAGATCATAAGTAATAATAAACGTAAATTATTTTAATCATGGGTAACAAAAAACAAGATATCAAAAAGACTTTAAGCGAAGCAACAGACGGTGCTCTCGATGAAAATGTACTTAACCAAATCGAAGAAGCATTTGAAGATCGTGTAAAAGATCGTGTTCAAATTCATGTCGAAAAAGCTCTTAACGAACAAGACGAACTTTATACAAAGAAGTTAAAGCAAGTTATTGAAGCTATTGATACTGATCATAGTAAGAAACTTAAGAATGTTGTTGAAGCTATCGACAAAGATAGAACAGCAAAACTTAAACTTGTTGTTTCTCGTTACGAAAAAGCAATCAACGAAGATGCAAAGCTTTTCAAAGGCGATCTTGTTGAATCAATTTCTGAATTTATCGATGTTTATATCGAAAATAAAATTCCATCAGCTGATATTCAAGAAGCTGTGAAGAATAAGAAAGCAGCTAAAATTTTAGAAGGTCTTAGACATCACCTTGCAGTTGATAGTGCTCTTGAAAAAGAAGCTATTAAAGAAGCTGTAAAAGATGGTCAAAAACAAATAAGTGAAGCTTCAAATGAGCTTGAGTCTGTTCGCAAAAAGAATGCGCAAATATTGAAAGAGAATGATGATCTTAAAAAGAGATTATTCTTGGAAGAGAGAGTTGCCAAACTTGATGAAAGAGCGAAAACATATGTGAAGAAGGCATTCGCAGATAAGGATTATAACTTTATCACAGAAAACTTCGACTATACTGTAAAGCTCTTTAAGAAAAAAGAAGTGGACAGACTTGAGGAGCTCAAAACAGAAGCTTTCAGTACTAAGGAAAAGGTAGATCGTGTGATCACTGAGAAGAAACAACCTGCTAAGCAAGAGTTAGTTTCTGAAAATACAGTGCCAGCAAGTTATCTATCAGAACTATCTAAGTACTAATAACCAATTTTCGCAAGAAGAAATATTTAGGTTATCCTGAGTTACCTAGAGTTATACACTAACTCTTTGGGGTCGAATAAAAGGAAAAAACGAAAAATTATGAATAGAATTAGTCCTACTCAAGCTTATATTAATGAATCAAGAGCGAAGTTACTTGTTGAGAAGTGGGGTCCTGTATTGGATTACACTTCAAAGAATGTAGCTCCGATCGAAGACGCACATACTCGCCTTAACACAGCTATGCTACTTGAAAACCAAGAAGCCTACTGCATTCAAGAAGCCGGTCCAGGTTACACACCTTCAGGTGTTGCTAACACAGCTGGAT